CAGAAATGTTGTAGGGTTTAACGCAGGGAGCTATATGAATGATTATGAAACAAAGAGGTTAGACCATGATCGAGATATTGAGTTCTTTGTTGATCCAATGGACGAAGATGAAACAGCAAGAATTATTAAAGTAGCAAACTTACATAATCGTTTTGAGAAAACACAAGCTATCCCTGAATTGGATTGCTATACTTATTCAAAAGTTTATAGTGAAGCTAATAGGGTAGGAGCTAAAATCACAACAACCCAATTAAATGTATCAAATGCCTTAGCAGACTTTGACGAAAACATTAAGGGATTTAAAGAAGCTAAAGTACCATTAAGTAGAATCATTATGTATTGTACACCAACATATGAAACATTAATTAAGAACGCCGAAGGCATTCAAAGAACATTAGAAATCACTAAGCCTAACGCAATTGATAGAAGATTTAATTCAATTGATGACATTGGCAAAATTAAAGTAATCCCTTCAGAGCTTTTAAAAACAGCTTTTGATTTCTCGGATGGATATGCAGTAGATCCAACAGGAAAACAAATCAACTACATTTTAATAGATCCTGAAGCACAAGTTTCAAGGGTTAAATATTCTTACATTAATGTTTTCCCTAAGGGACACGATTCAAGGACTGCGGACAAAGATATTTATCAAAACAGACGTTACAATGGGACATTTGCATTAGATCAATTATTAAAGAAAGGTGTTATCATTAACAGAGAACCATAGGAGGTATTTATGAAAGTAAGAAAAGAAAATAAGATTTATACAATTGATGAAAGACAAAAAGCTTCTTATTTAGACTTAGGATATGATGTCATTAATGAAACAACTGGGGATATTGTTGAACATTCTCCTTTGAAATCAATTTCTTATGCTGAACATTTGAGATTGATTCAAGATCGAGAAGACAAAAACATTGTAGAATTTGATAATCTAAATACAACGATTACTGAAAAAGATGCTAAAATTACAGAATTAGAAAAAAACTTAGTAGCAAAAATGACGATTGAGGAATTAAAAACATTCGCTAACGAAAGAGAGATAGCGATTCCTGAAGGCGTGACTAAGGCTGATGATATCCGTGCATTTATTGAAACATCCTACTTTACAACAAAGTAGGTGTTTTAAATGCAAATATATGCAACAATAGAAGATTATAAAAAATATGGCGAGGGTCTAATTGATGAAGCAAAGCAAGAAAAGTATTTGCTTGATGCCAGTACTCAAATAGATACTCTCACATTTAATCGGATCTATGGTAACTACATTAGCGAAAGGCAAAAAACGCTAATTATGATGGCTACAGTAAAGCAAGCTGATTTTTTGTATCAAAATAAAGAAGTGTTAAAAGCAATGTTCTCGAGCTTTAGTGCTGGTAAGGTTTCAATGACAATCGACAAAGATAAAATGATTAAGGAAGGAAAGGTTTATACCACAAATGAAGTAAGTTCGTTACTATCAAATAGTGGCTTAAGCTGTCTTAATTTTTATGGATAGTACATTTCCGTTTCCTGATTGGCTATTAACAACAGATATTGAAATACACCAGGAGGTAAAGAATGAGAATGGCGGAAAAGATAAGCCATTGATATTTGAAGGCAAATGCATCTATGACGAATCTAGCAAACAAGTAGTAGATGCAAATAGGCAAATAATCACGCTTAATGGTTCGATTATCTGTAAAGGTGATATATATCCTAGAAAACAAATACAAGGCTACGTGCTTATAAATGGCAGTAAAAAGACTATTTATCAAAGTAGAAGAATCAAAGACCCACTAGGAAATATCTATAGTACAGAGATTGATTTAGCATGAAAATAAATGTCAAGGTTGAATTAAATCAAGCCAACATTAATAGACTTGTGAAAGCAATTGATCCAAGCGTGAAAGAAGCAGTTGATATTATCAACGATAACATTGTACAGGCTCAAGTTGTACCGAAATCAACAGGGGAACTTGAGCGAGATGCTTTTGTAAATAAGGCAGAAAAATGCATCTATCAGGTTGTTTATACGTTTCCTTATTCTAGAAGGTTGTATTGGAATCCTCAATTTAATTTTAGACAGGACATGAACCCTAACGCTCAAGGAATGTGGTTACATCCTTGGATTGATGGAGATCATGAGGATGAATTTAAGAATGCATTTGCTTATCGATTAAAAGAAAACTGCAAGGGGTTGATTGAATGACACTAGTTGAAGTTAAGGAATATTTAAAAACAGTAATCGAATGCGATAATTGGTATGTTGGAAAAATAGATAAATGCGATCAATGTATAGGTGTCTTTCTTTCCCAAAGCCAATTAAGTAAAGTGAGTGCAATAGGTGGAAAGAGAAACAAAACATACGATACTAAATGTATTAGCTTACTGATTCGTTGGACTGATGATCTAAATGAAGCAGAGAAAAAAGCGTTAGAAGTTTACAATCTTCTTGATGAAAAAGTAGAAGATTGTTTTTTTATACAAATACGTGATAGTGAACCTAAGTATATTGATACAGATAACGAAGGTATTCATGAATTTGTCATTAATTTAGTGATTTACGAATTCAAATAAAGAAAGGATGATTAGTTATGGAAAAAATGTATCCAGTACATAAAAATACATTTAAGATTAACAGTTTGCTAGTTAAGGGATTAACTAGCTTTGGTGTATCATTTGAAAATGGCACCGAAGAATGGTATACCTTTGAAGACGAGGGCTGGATTGACAGAATGGTGACCGCGAAAGGGTGGTCTATAGACTTAACTGGTAATCGAGCAGTTGGTGATGAGGGTAATGATTATGTTGCCAATTTAGTATTTGCTATCGGAAACGAAGCCATTGTACCTTTTGAATGGGTTATGGTTGATGGAACCACTATTGCTAGTGATATGGTAATAGAAGTTACGAATACTGGTGGGGGAGACAGTACTAATATTGCTCCATTAGAATTCACACTAAAGTCAAAAGGTAAACCAAAAATTACTTTGAGAGTATAGAGAGGGGTAATATATGAGTAGAAGCTATGATATTGTAGATAGATTAAGAAGTAAAAATGAAAAACCAAACATTAAGTTTGATGAGAATGCAGCATTTGCTGTTAATACAGAATACAAGAACGTAATGGCATTAATGGCGGTTGGAAAAGAAGCAAATGAAGAGAATGATCCTGAAAAAGAAATAGCTAAAATGAAAAAAATTATCAAAATAGCACTAGGATCCAAAGCAGTTAGTTATGTAGAAGAAAATGAATTTACATTTGCAGCCCTTTTATTAGTTGTAGAAGCAATTTATTCAGCAGTTGGAGACACAGATCTTGAGGATGAAAAAAAGCCAGGTAAAAAAGGAAAAAAGTAAGTAATACTTGGTACGATATCTTTGACGATTGGGAATTGATTGAGTCTACATTTGCAATGCAGTATCCTGGGAAAGACTTGTATGATGACATGAGCTGGCAAGAATTTTGCACGTTGCTAAATGGCATTATGCCTGAAACACCTCTAGGGCAAATTGTACAAATCCGATCGGAGAATGATAAAGACATTTTGAAGCATTTTACACCAAAACAAAAAGAAATAAGAAATGAGTGGCGAGTTAAAATGTCAAAACAAGAGTCAGAAACAATTAATGAAGATGAGTACATGAAGATGATGAAAGCATTACAAGGAGCATTTTTAGCAATGGCTAAGTAGCTCCTTTTTTTTGCAAGAAAGGTAGGTGATAATATGAGTGAAAGTGTAGGAAAAATACATCTTGATTTAGAGGTGCAATCTGATCTTAATTCGCAACTAAATACGATTGTTGGTCAATTAACCTCGAAAATGAGTAGTGCTATATCCAAGCTATCAAATAGCACAGAAAAACAAGTATCGAGTATGACTGGTCGTTTAAGCAAAGTATTTGATAAGTTTAAAAATATCAAATTAAAGTCACCAAAGATACATTATAATGCAACTGAAAACATAGCGAAACAAGCACAACAATCTATTAAACCAGTGCAGTCTAGGGCACCTCCAAGCAATGAGAAAAGTACTGTTAATCAGGATTTACTTAGTCAACAAATTCAAAATACAAATAAAAATATTGAACAACAAACACAGAAGTTAGCTAATCTGAAAGAACAGTATCAAGATTATTCTGACGCTATGCAAGATAATGTAAATGCGTTGCAGATGAATCAACAACAATTGGTGTCACTAAATCAAAAGTATAGTCAATTGAATGAGTCATTAAATAGTACAACATCAGGAACTAAAACTTGGAATGATTTAAACAATCAAATAAGTCAAGTCAAAAATCAGATAGATGTTACAAAAGCGAAAATACTTGACTTAAAAGCAGCAACTACAGGGAGACCACAAACATTCCTAGACGGACTAAAAGACAAAATAATGTCTACAGAAAACAAGATTTTAAGTCTTACTAGTAGATTAAATACTCAACAACAAAAATGGAATTCCATGCAAGTCAATGTGAGCGTATGGGATCGATTAAATAATGTGTTTTCGAGGGTAAGACTGGGTTTATC